TGGTGTTTATCAAAACTCAGGAGTCCCAACAAGTGGTGCTTCTAAAACTGGTGCTATAAATATAGCGACTTCAGATTTTTATGTTTTAGGTATGTCACAAAATAATAACACAAGTGATTCTAATTATGGTTCTCCACCATTCACAATATCTTCAGGAAATAGTGATGCTAATGGAATAGGGAATTTTGAATACAGCGTTCCAAGCGGATATTATTCCCTCTGCACAAAAAATTTAGCGGAGTACGGATAACATGTATAAAAAGGAGATTAAATAATGGCTTATACAAATATAGATTTTCCAGCAGAATATTTTAATACAGTTCTTTGGACTGGAGATGGAAGCAATCCACGAAGTATTACAGGAGTAGGTTTCCAACCCGATTTAGTTTGGTTAAAAACAAGAAGTTTAACTGGTCAGGCTCATCAATGGGTAGATGTTGTTAGAGGTTATGGCACAAGTGCAATGAATACTATATATTCAAATCAAGCAGTTGCTGAAGAAAGTGATGAATCAAACACAGGTCTAACTGTTGCGTATGGGAATATACAAAGTTTAAATTCTGACGGATTTACTGTAGATAGCGGAATATCAAGTTCTGCTCAAACTAATCAAAGTAGTGCTACTTACGCCTCATGGAATTGGAAAGCAAATGGTGCTGGAGTATCAAATACTTCAGGAACTATATCAAGCACAGTATCAGCTAATACAACAAGTGGATTTAGTATTGTAAGTTATACTGGAACAGGTGCTAATGCGACTGTTGGTCATGGTCTTGGAGTTGCACCAAATGTTGTAATCATAAAAGAAAGAACAAGTGCTGGTGAATGGGTTTTTGGTCATAGCAGTTTAGGTTTTACTAAGTTTATAGAAATGAACTCTACTGGTGCTTCTCAAACAAATTCTACAAGATTTAATGATACAGCACCAACTTCATCTGTATTTAGTATTGGAACTGCTTTAGATGTAAATACAAGTGGAAATGCTCATATCGCCTACTGCTTTGCTGAAGTAAAAGGATATTCTAAATTTGGTTCTTACACAGGTAATGGTTCTGCTGATGGAAGCTTTTTGTATCTCGGCTTTCGTCCATCTTGGTTATTAATTAAAAGAACAGATAGTGCTGGATATGATTGGTTAATGTATGATAACAAAAGACAAGTTCCTTTTAACGTAGTAGATGATTTTTTAAATCCAAATTCAGATGCTGCAGAAACAACAGGAAATGCAAATCAATCTTTAGATTTTTTAAGTAACGGAGTTAAATTTAGAGGAAATGGTGCTAGTTCAAATGGTTCAGGTGCTTCATACATCTACATGGCATTTGCTGAAAATCCTTTTGTTACTTCTACTTCTATACCGACTACAGCTAGATAAATGATATTATTTTTTTCAGGATTAATTGTTGGTGTTTATATTGAGTGGAGACTAAAATTAGTTAGTCTATTAATTGAACACTTTAAAGACCTCTTAAAAAAATAGTCTTGTAATTTGTGCGTTGCAATATTATATGTTGCAACAACAATGGAGATACAAATGTTAAATTATTCTGACATAAAAAAGTATTGGTCAAAGTTTTACGAAGATGCTTTTGAAGATGCGAAATCATTTTGGAAAGACTATTGCGACTCAGTAGAGAAGCTTTACAAGAAATAACTTTATTCAAACGTAATTGTTTGATATGTATGCACAAAAATTAATGTGCATTTATAAACTTTGGATTGGTGGTTGTTGCTTACTATCAGGTTGCAAATGCTTAGATAACTATGACAAGAACTACCAACGAAGAACTAATCAGCTTAAGGGGTCATATAACCGGAATCAAAAGAGACGTTAAGGTACTAGGTACTTCTGTTTATAAACTAGAAAAGAAGATGGAAACTTTATTCTGGTCAATCCTATGTGGGCTAGGTGCTTTGTCGTTGGCCTTGATTACTATATTTCTTGCTAAATAAAACAAATACAACTAGAGGTTAGTTTATGAATAAAAGAATCTTAGTTATTTCTGATTTACATATTCCATATCATAGACCTGACTCTTTTAGTTTTTTAAGAGAGATTAAAAAAGAATACAAACCAGATACTATCGTAAACATAGGTGATGAGATTGATTGCCACGCATTATCTTTTCATGACCACAATCCTGACCTTGCTTCTGCTGGACATGAACTTGTAAGAGCAAAAGATTTTATTAAAGAATTAGAATCTATATTTCCTGAAATGACTTTGCTAGACTCAAATCATTCTAGCTTAGTTTATCGTAGAGCAATTAAATCAGGAATACCTAGAGGTTACCTAAAAGAGTACAACGAGTTTTTAAATGTTAAAAAATGGAACTGGGTAGATAACTTAACTCTAACACTTCCTAACAAACAAAGATGTTTCTTCACACATGGAATATCTGCTGATGTAACTAAAGTATCTCAAATTAATGGAATGAGTTGTGTGCAAGGTCATTTTCATTCTAAGTTCAAGATTGAGTATTGGGCTAATCCTGATGCACTATTCTTTGCTATGCAGGTAGGTTGTTTAATACAACAAACTAATATGGCTTTCACTTATTCTAAAAACTTTAAAACAAAATTTATAATGGGTTGTGGAATGATTATTGACAGCACCCCTAGACTTATGCCAATGGTACTTAACAAGGAAGGAAAATGGATAGGGAAGTTAGTATAAAAGAATTACTGTTTAGCGAGACTGCCACAAGACTTGGCATTGACAACACTCCTAACGAACAAGCTTTAATAAATCTACAAACACTAATTCACGAAGTTATTAATCCTATTGTAAATCATTTTGGAGACATAAAAATTACTTCTGGCTTTCGTAGTCCTGAACTTTGTTTAAAAATAGGTTCATCAATTAAATCCCAACATTGTCTTGGTGAAGCTTTTGACGGAGAGGTCTTGGGTGTGTCTAATAAAGAACTTGCTGATTGGGTTGTTAATCATTTAGATTATGACCAATGTATTTTAGAGTTTTGGAATCCTGACCAAATTAATAGTGGGTGGGTTCATGTAAGTTACAACAGATTAGGAAACAGAAGAATGTTTTTAAGAGCATACAAATCTAATGGAAGAACAGTTTATGAAGTCCTATAAAAAACAAGTTGGTGGAAGCCATTATAAGAAATACAAAATCCAACCAGTAGAGTTTATCATAAAAAATAATATTGGATTTGTAGAAGGAAATATCATAAAGTATATTTTGCGTTTTAAAGAGAAGGGTGGTGTTCAGGACTTGGAAAAGGCAAAACACTACATAGAATTACTAATAGATTCAACTAAAAGTAGATAATATCATTTAAATCGTTTTAAAACCCTTTATAGCTAAATTAGCTTAATATTGGGTCATTACTCATATAAACCTAAAGCATTAAAATTTAGGGGTATTTTGGGGCTTTAAATAGTATAAAAAGAACATTTATAGAACGATATGAACATAACTAAAATAGACCCAGATTATGTATCTGAAACTCATGATGTAGGTTCTGAATCTGCACAATCAGGAGTTATTACAACTGGTTCAGGATTAGTAAGGATAGCGACAACTACACATTGTCATATTAAATTTGGTGCTAACCCTATTGCTACTGAGGAAGATGTAATGCTACCAGCAAATCATGTAGAAATATTTTCGTTTGGAAGTGGACAAAAGGTAGCTTTCATTCATCATGGTGGGGGTTCAGGCGAAATCAATATATCGGCAGTAGATTAATATGCTTCCAGCTTTAAGTGCTTTTGCACCACTACTTACAACAATCTTTAAGACAGTTGATAAAGCTATTCCTGATAAAGATTTAGCTGAAAAACTAAAAGCTGAAATGAATATGCAGTTGATGCAATCAGGCACAGAAGAAATGAAAGCATCAGCAAAAATTATAGAAGCTGAAGCTAAAAGTAATTGGTATGTTTCTGGTTGGAGACCGACTTTAATGTATTTACTTATTTTAATTGTAGCTTGGAATTATATTCTTAGTCCAATTTTATTTCTTATATTAAAAGTTAAAACACAAGTAGAACTTCCTTCTGACGTTTGGACATTACTTACAGTAGGTTTGGGTGGTTACACGATTGGAAGATCAGGAGAATCTATTGCTAGAAGTCTTGCTACAAGACCAGTAAACAAAAATCAAGAGAATGGATAGTTTAAAGTTAAGCGATCAAACACAAGTATCTTTACCAATTAAAAATATGGTGGCGATATTATCTACTGTTGTTGTTGCAGTTTGGACTTATTTTGGAATCGTTGAACGACTTAATAGAATAGAAACTAATGAGAAGTTAATGGCACAAGACCTTCTTAAAAAAGCAGAACAAACTCCCAAGAATCAAGAGATGTAT